CACCCGATTCCGTTGTTACGCACGCTTCGACTGGGTATTAGTTAATCCGATGCTGGCTTCTGCCAGCGAACTCGGGTTGACGAACCCTTTAGAAGTGGCGTGGGAATTGGTTCCGTTTAGCTTTGTTGCCGATTGGTTCGTCCCGCTTGGTACTTACCTCTCCAGTATGGATATTGGAACAGGTTGGGCCTTTAAGGGCGGATCTATGAGTCGACTCACCAGGAGTAGTCGGCGCTTCTACGTGGGAAAACCACGTATTAATTCAACAAGCGCCTTGAAGCAGGTGGGGTATAACTACTCATCTGTGAATACGCAGAAACTGGTCAATTTGCAACGATCAGTCTATGTGACTCCTCCTCAAGCTTGGATGCCTGAGATTCATCCTCTTAGTGCACTGGGCCCAGGAAGTCGAATGGCTAACGCTATTGCGTTACTCGGTTCGTTCTTCCGAAAATGACCGCAGTCTATCCTAAGTAAAGGACGATTGCATAACCCGCCACTTAGGTGGCATAACGTAACAAGGGGATAAACGTGGATATCACCACGATCACCGTTCCAGATGCCGCAACCACTCCCGTCAATCATACGTTCGGTCCGAACAAGATTGACGGTGACACCGCTCGGTGGAATGAGAAAAGCGCTTCGCATGCCAGTGGTTACTGGACGCTTGCGCTTTCTCTTCGTGATCCTGCGGGATCCAATGGCTCGCGTGTCTACCGTTCGCAGCTGAGTCTCAATGTGCCCGTGTTGGTGACGGAAGTCATCAACGGTGTGAGCGTCCCGAAGGTCGCCTACACCATGCGTGCAAATGTTGAACTCATCCTGCCTCAGGACAGCACGTTGCAGAACCGTAAGGATCTTCGGAAGATCCTGGAAGGACTCATCGGCAATGCTCTTGTGAAGAGCGTCGTCGAGGACCTGGACCATGTCACCTAACTCCACCGATCAGAAGATCGAAAGGTGGAGCAAGTGGCTGGGATGGGTCTTGTCCTTGCTCTCGGCGTTGGCCTCGCGGCCTCGTCGGTAGCTTCTGCTTTCTCTTCTCCAATTGAGGTTATAACCCATGAAGAAGAAACGAAGAGCTGCGGATCCTTATCGGGATCTGTACCGTTACGATGCTTGTATAGCCCCAGGTATTGCCGAGCAAATGTTTTCGCTCGCCAATACGGAGTTCTCGAGAAGTATCGCCGAGTCTATCAAAACTGGCGACTTCTTGAAGACTGTATCTGCGTCCGTCAATCCAATGGATTATACGAATGCAGGTACTTTTGGCCTGGATTACCTAGCTGCAGAAATGATGTCCAAGTATCCCTCTTGGGACTTGAATGTCGATTTGCAGTCAGTGGCCCTGGCCAAATTCTCCGAGGCTGAAAGACTTTGTAAGGACACGAATCGACGCCTGCTAGCCTCTCTCGGACGTGCCACAGTTGGCATTCCGGCTCATCCGCTTTTGTTAGCGGCAATGAGGAAAATCGAGAGGTTGTTAGGTCCGTTCTCGTGGCCTGAGGTCTTCCAGTACTGTTACTGGGGTCGTGGCGCTACAACCCGGCTCTCACGAGCCGAGCGTGACGTGTATTACAAGTTCAGCGGTTTACCGCACGTAACGCACGACTTGTTTCCCATAGCGCAGAAGATGGTGATGTCGGTGCCTGGATGGCGCCCATCTCACCTCGAGTGCGTACTAGGGAACAAGGTAACCACTGTTCCGAAGAACGCTAAGACGGACCGTGTCATCGCTATCGAACCTGAGCTGAACTTAATCATCCAGCTCGGGATTGGTAGGATGTTACGGAAACGTCTTAACAGAGTAGGACTTCTTTTGCCGGACTCCCAGGCACATAATGCCAAAGGGGCCTTTGAAGGAAGCGTGACCGGTCGATGGGCAACTATCGATCTGTCAATGGCAAGCGATACGGTTTCTTTCGAAATCGTTCGATCTCTCCTACCTGCCAGATGGTTTGAGGCTCTTGAGCAGAGCCGCTCTCCAAATGGAGTTCTTCCTTCTGGTGAACGAGTTGTTTACCAGAAGTTCTCATCCATGGGAAATGGGTACAACTTTGAGTTAGAGACCCTGATATTTTGGGCGATCTGCTCAGCTGTACTTGATACTCATGGGTGGAAGGGACGTCAACCACTCGTCTATGGGGATGATATTATCGTCCCCACGGAGTACGTGGGCCATATCCTGGAAGCTATTCGACTTATCGGGTTTATCCCGAATGAGAAGAAGACGCATTTCAGTGGCCCCTTCCGCGAAAGTTGTGGTAAACACTACTTTAGCGGGGTTGACGTTACTCCTATCTACGTCAAAGATCCGGTTGATTGTATTAACCGGCGGTATTGGCTCGCTAACTCTATCAAAAGGTGGAGTCGGATGGCGTACGGACTCGATGGGACTTACCAGTCAGTTTATGACCAGG